AGCGACGAACGCTCTGGCACCATCTTGGGAGGTTTAGACCATGGCGGAAGGGAAAGTGGCGTCGAACGACGCTGATGTAGATGTAGTTTCACTAGCTATTCAGGAGCTGTCTGGCGGCATGCCGGAACAGAAACTGGAAGAAGTGAAGTCGGCTGACGAAGCCGAAGATCTTTTACAAGACGAGACAAACGAAGAGGAGACCGAGGAGAACACCGAGGAAACCTCCGAAGAGGACAGCACAGAAGAGTCTGGCGACTCGGAAGATTCCGAGGACAGCGAAGACGAGGAAGGCGAAGCGCCATCACCGGACAATGTCCAGAAGCGCATAAATAAACTGACGGCGCAAAAGAAGGCCGCAGCCGAAGAAGCCGCCACCGTCAAATCGCAATACGAGGAAGCGCAAAAGCGCCTCGCCGAGCTGGAATCGCAGGTCAATGAGGCTTCGCGCCCGATCCTGCAGCCTAGCGCGGAGAACCCGCTCGCCGATGTAGATACCGCCGAAGGGCTTGATGCGAAAATCAAGAGCGCTCAGGAAGTTCGCCGGTGGGCTTTGCGCAACACAGACGGCGCCACGGTCAAACGGCCGGACGGCACCGAGGTCTACGTTGACGCCGATGAGGTAAAAAATTACCTGATTCGTGCAGACGACGTTTTGACGGTGCATGCGCCCGCTCGACGTGAATGGCTCTCTCAGAGGCAGCCAGCGGTCGAAGCGGCCAAAAACCTGTTCCCCGACCTCTTCACAAAAGGCAGCGCGCTCAACCAAGCGTTCCAAGCGACCGTAAAACAAGCGCCGGAGCTACTGAAGCTCCCGCAGGTTGAATACTGGGTCGGCTTGGCGCTCTACGGTGAGCAGCAGCTCATGGCCAAGCAGGCAGCGTCCAACGCTAAAGCCGCCGCGTCGAAGAAAGTCTCGTCTAATAAGATCGCAAAGACACCTACCCCAGCAAATCCGATTAGCGCACCGAAAACTTCTACCAAAGGAGCCGTTTCTAAAGCGGCAAAGGACAGAGTTATGAGCGGCAGGATCGATGATCTTGCAGATTACGTCTCGGAAGCTCTGTTTAGTTAACAAAACCTCACACTAGAAAGAAAAACTTACTATGGCAGCTCCCGCGGGACAATTGTTCCCCTCAGTTGGAAATAGGGAGGACATCCTTGATGTTCTTACCTACGTCGATAACAAAAACACACCCATCTCTTCGAGCATTGCTCGCGTAGGTGCGGACATCACTAATCCTTCGGTTTACAGCTATTTGGCCGATTCTTACAGCGCTCCGTCTACTGACGGCGTTGTTGATTCCTCCGATGTGACCGACTTCTCGGACGCAGCCGCAAACCGCGTTCTTCTCAGCGCTCGCGCTCAGAAAATTCGCAGAACTGCCCGCGTTTCCGATTGGCAGGCGAACCTCGCTGACGTTGCCGCCATCGGGCGTCGCAAAGAATTTTCCAAGGCTATCGCCAAGACCATTTTGGAGGTCAAGCGTGACGTCGAGGCGACCATCAGCTCGGACAACGAATCCGTCGAAGGCTCCGGCAGCGTGGCTTATAAAACTCGCGGCTTGGGCAAGTGGATCGCAACGGCCGGTTCTCAAACCGACCTTCCGGTTCCGACCTCGCAGGCGACTCCTTCTGCCAGCATCAACTCGACCGCGACCGCGTCGCTCACCGAAAGCGCCCTGCAGAACGTCTTGCAGAGCATCTACGAGCAGACTGGCAGTCAGGATCGACTCGTCCTTGTGGCGGGGCCGAGCCTTAAAAAGGCGGTGACCAATATGACACGCTTCACTGTGAACAGCACATCGAACGTGTTCAATCTTCGCCAAACCGCGCAGGCTTCCAGCTCGGATCGTCTGGTGTCGAATATCTCGTTCTACGAAGGAGATTTTTCGACCGTGGAAATCGTCACCAGCCTATTTTTGGCTGCCAACGCTTCGACCGACGCCGAGAAGTATGCTCGCGGTTACATCATGTCGCCTGAGAGCGTCATGCTTCGCTACGGCCGCAAGCCGCGCTTCCAAGAGCTGCAAGACAGCGGTGGTGGACCGCGCGGACTCGTGGATTGCATCGTGTCGCTCGCGGTTATGTCACCGAAAAATATGGGCAAGTTCTCCGCGACTGCCTGATTCAACCCCAGAACAACTAACTAGGAAAAACTGAATTATGGAACTGTTTGAATTGCCCTCAGAGACGAAAAGTGCGACCGGCTTCTCGCATAAATGTGTAATTACTTCGGCTGATCTCACCCAGAGCGCCGATAACACTGCACAAGACGTGAAGATCGTCACCGTGCCCGCCAAGAGCATCGTCACCCGCGTGGCGATCCATCTGAAGACTCCGTTCGAGAAGACCGGAACGTCGGCGTACAACACCAACGCGCTCATCATCGGAGACTCCGGTGACACCGACCGCTGGCTCACTTCCACGGAAGTGAACGTCAACGGCAGCGAAGTGCTGGCCAAAGTGCAGCCCTCGACCATCCCCGCGGCCTACGTCAGCGCGACGGACATCAATGCGAACTTCGCTTCGATGGCCTCGTATGACCTCGCGGAGCTGGACGCTGGAGAAGTTCATATCTTCTTCTCCATGCTGCCCCTCGCTTCCTACTAAGCGTCTTAACACACTGCCGTCCGCACTGCGTATGCGGGTCGGACGGCAGAAGTTAGGATGTCAGATCAAATATTCTCCGATCTGGTCGGAGACATGGATGACGAGCTGGCTCACCTTGTCAAAGAGGAGCTGCAGACAGGATGGCGCGCACAGCAGGTGATGGCCGCTATCGACGCTCGCAAGGCCAAACAGGTCAACGACCAGTTAGAACACTGCACTGTAGACGGCATCGGCCAACACGTCATGGACGTTCCGGCCGATGCTTATTTTGCGTGGCAGAAGCATCTAGGTGACGGCTGCTGGTCTGACAAAACATTCCGCCACTGGTTTCTAAAACGGAACCCTGAGTGCGCGATTAAGTATACCCCGCGCAAAACCACCGTCCTGATCTAATGAAACTCGACCGCGACAAAATCACGCGCATGATCAGCGACATCGATCAGGCGGACCACGACGGCTCCGGTTACCTGCATCGGAAGCTCAAGAATTTCAACGTCCGGTATTGTATCTGGGCCGGACAGAGCGACGACGGCCGCAAGCATCAAGCCTTCTACGGCAAGAAAGTTTTTCCTTGGGAAAATAGTTCGGACGTTTCCGTGCGAATGGCTGAATCGATAATTCGCGAGAGGGTTATCTCTTTGACGTCCGCATTCTTCAAGTCACGCCTGCAAGTCCAGCCGGTCGAGGTGATGGACGCTCCCAAGAAGAATGCCGCCGAGACTGTGCTGCGTTGGCTCCTGCACAGTCATTGCGCCGACGACATGCGCCGCGAGATCAGGTTGGCTGCCGAGTTCCGCGAAACCTATGGCCTCGCTGTCATGGCTGTCGATTGGGAGCGCCAGACCCGCGTCGAGGTGAAGAAGTTCACGCTCGAAGAGGCGATGATGATGATCGAGGAGACCCAAGATCCCAACCTGCAGGCGCTCCTCGAAGTCGTCCTCGATCCAGCTCAGGAGGAGCTGGCCGCGGAGCTTCTCGGTCAGGTGGTGCCGGAGCTGGGCAGCGTGTCCAAGGTTCGCCAACTCCGCGAGAAGGGCGAGGTCGAGTGGGAAAGCCCTTATATATTTTCGTCCAAGCCGGTGGTGCGTGCCTTGGAAGCATGGGAGGACGTGATTTTCCCAATCCAGACAGACTCCCTGCAAAGGGCGCCCTTCATCGCCCGCCGCGAGCTACTCAGCGAGTTCGAGCTGCGCGAGCGCGCCGCGCTGGAAGGCTGGGACAAGGAGTGGGTCGAGCGCGCGGTTAAGCATCGCGGCGAGATGAAGCGCATCCACATGAACATCCACCGCTCGGACCAGTTCCTGTACGAGCAAATGCGCGACCTGATCGAAGTGTGGCACGTCTACCGCAAGGAGCACGACGACCGCACCGGAGCGACCAAGGTCACCCGCACCGTCGTCAGCTACAGCATCACCGACTCCGTCGCCCTGCATGAGCTGATGCCCTACGAGCATCAGATGTATCCGTTTGTCGAGCTGCCCCGCGAGCGCAACACCCGCCCGCTTCTCGAAAGCCGCGGCATCCCTGAGATCGTCCAGTCGGCGCAGGAAGAGGTGAAGGTGCAGAGGGACTATAGGGTTGACCGCGCCAGTATCAGCATCATTCCCCCGCTCAAGGTGCCCGCTTCCAGAGGTCGCCTCGATCTCGTCCTCGGACCAGCGATGCAGATACCGGAGAGGCGTCCGAATGAAATTAATTGGATGACGCCGCCGCCGTTTGACCAAGGCAGCATCGAGGTCGAGCAGGCAACCCGCGCGGACGTTGACCGCTACTTCGGTCGCATGACCGAGAGCGTCAACCCAAACATCGCCATGCTGCACATGCAGGACTTGGCCGACTCATGGCTCCTCGACATGAAGGTCATGATGATCCAGATCCTCGCCTTGGCGCAGCAGTATATGTTGCCGGAGGAAATTTCTCGCGTCACCGGAAACGCCACGCCGTTAGCTGAAGGCGCCGCCGACATCCGCGGTCGCTATGACATCACTGCCGAGTTCGACGCGAGAACCCTCGATAACGCCGCCTTGGAGGCCAAGATGACGTTCCTGACCCAAAATCTGGTGCCGCTCGACTCCATGGGGGTTATTGACCGCGCGCAATTGATCAAGGTCATGCTCGGTAGCGTAGACCAGAACCTCGCCAACCTTCTCGTCAGGGACATCGGC